TCATCTCTGAGTTTTCCTTTCTTAAAAAGGTTCTTTACAGAAATATAATCTGATATTTTAGCATCGGGTAATCTGCTAACGTAATCAAAATTAGGAACCTGACGGAAGTATGATGCCATTTTAGTAACCTATCTCTGTTGGAATTTCATCACCATCAATATAGTCATCATCAAATACTGGTTCAAGTTCTTGAAAGATAAGACTAAGTTCATATGCAACCATAGATTTATCATTTCCACCATATGTCATATAAGATCCATAAGGAGTGTAATTTACACCGCATCCTGTTAGAGCACACTCTTTAAATTTATTCAAATAAGGATGTTCTTTATTACCGGATAGATATGAAATTGCAAATGTATGAGGACTTCTTAAAAGAAGAACAGATTCTGTTCTTTTAACTGACATTGCCTGCTTAAAATATCTAATAATTGTTCTGACATCCTTTGCTTCTTCTGGTGATCTTGGTGACATTTTAAATATAAAACTAAAATCCCTTAATAAGGGTCCATTAAATAGTAATTCTGCATTTGGATTTGAAACAGCACCATATTGTCTTGCCAATAAGTTTGATGTACCCAATATACCTTCGGTAACTTTAGCTGCAACAAATCCTTTTAAAATATTAGTATCGCTTGATATAGATTTAACACCTTGTTCTGCTGCATTTTTTCCCGCCTCGGCACCACCTATAAAGAAACTATTCGTGGCATTAGCCATTGTTTCTTTAATAATTGACATATCTTGCTTTTGCCAATCGGCACTATTTTTATCGGCAATATTACCAGGAATTGGTAATATGATGGATCCCAAAATTGATCTATTTGTTTCATTTTTATTTGGAAGAAATCCCACATTTCTTTGACTTGTATTTGATGATGCTAATGTTACTGGATTATACCGTATAATTGTAAATTTGATACAGTCTTGCTCATTTAATTTTAGTTTTTTGGGATAATGTACATCAGGATAATTTTGTCTTCCTATATATTTGCTTGAAATCTCTGATAGTGCTTTATCTTCAGTTGAACCCGCAGTTAAACCACCCGCTTCCGGTTTGGAATCTTCTGGATTTGTGGCAGTACTTTGTGGAACAAATCCCAATTCTTTTTGCTTTTCTGCAGTTATTTTCTCTAATTTTCCACTATCACCTCCTTTAGTAAGAGTGTCCTGAGTTTGTTTAGTAGTATTTTTGTACATATCTCCACCAGGAGACATAGATTTTTTAAGATCATTTCCAGCATTACTTGTAAATGTTTGTGTTTTTCCACCATCAGTTGAAGTTGCTGCAAGAACCCAAGTAGGAAAAGTTCCTGCTGGTCCCGCTGGTTTTACTATATAAGTTTCTGTCTTTGATCCCGCATATGCTGGTCCTTGACCTATAAGAGTTGTTACTGTTCTATGGTATATTTGTGTTTTATCGGCACCAACTGGTGTCATTGCTTGATCACTACAATATGCACCGGTTGGACATCCATTAAATGTTGGAGGTGTCGTTGCCATCAGAATACCTCCTTACCAAAAGAGGTGTTTAGAATATATTTTTCTGTTCTTCTAAACATTTTACAGTTTTTTTATTTATTTAGACGGAATTTTCCATAACTCAGTGCAAGTAACTCATCAAGTTCATTTTCACGAACTACGTGCAGTTTACCTATGACTTCTTGCCATGTATAGTTTCTATATTTCCTCCAGTGAAAATTTAATCCCCTAAATCCCCATTTTTGAATATCAGTGCAGGCAATTAGGGGATGCTGATCATATTCAATATTTGGAGTTTTGGCAGTATAAAGAAAAGTATAAAATTTTCCTGGCTCTGGATATAATACTTCTTCTTTAAAAACGTCCATGATAATCATCATTAAATCTTCAGGATCTTTTGTATTTTCTTTTCTGACTCTTTTCTTAAGTTCCTTTATCCTTGATGTTGAAGATTTACCTACATATTGTCCAAAACCTTCTGCCATTATCTGATACCTAATTCTTTTTCTGTGATGACCATAAAGTTTAAAAGTCTATCGGCACACCATTCTTCTGCAGCCTTCCACTTTGCCTGATTCACTGCATATGTCTGTGCTTCGTAGAGATATGATTTGGTCACTCTTGACTTTTGCTTTGGTGGAACAGTTTGCCTTTGTGGTTTGACTTCAACAACATAATTTTTAGTATTTCCAGAATTTTCTCTTACTTTGATGATAAAATCTGGAAAGTATCTATGAACCCGATTATCAACCGGAGAAATATATGGTATCCAAAATTCTTCTGAACCATATTCCAAAATATTCTCATTTCTATCACACCACTGCATAAACTTCAATTCCCAAGAACTTCTGTAAATGATATTATTCACATTTCCCTTATATTTTTGGGGATTTTGTGGATGAAATTTACCTTGATTATATTTTGAATCCCGAGGCATCTTTTGTTCTTATGTCTAATACATAATATATACTGTCAAATTTATTTAGATGCCAGCACCTAAACCAGAAAAGAGGAAAGTTGCTCAGATAAAAAATTCTATTCTTAATCCGGCACT